CCAACTGCCTCAAACTGTCTTTCCCTAACCCACCCTACTAATGCACACCATTGTCAATGGTTCAGCGCTTTTGGGGCTTTAAATGAGGAAACATGCCTCCTCGGCACCGCCTCTTCATCACACTCTTTCTCCCTCCTTAGGGATGGCCTTCACGACGGCCGACAACACACTCTCTCGCAGCGCAGAACAAGGTCTGCGTGAAGTAATTGACCCAGCACCCTCAGTGAATCCATTGAGGGACCTTAAACCCCCTATACAGACCGTTTAAACGGTTCTCACGACCTCTATAGACTTCCGCCTGACCTTCTTCCGGGAGGTCGACCCAAGTTGTCGTCTTAGAGTTCGTGAGTACCACGGTGGTATAAGTGGGTAGCCCATAAATCCTTTGGGCATGCTGGTCTAGCGTCAGGAGTGGGACGCGAATTGAAAGGGGGGGGGGATAGAAAACCGGAGGGGTACAGTTTTCGATACTATCCTTGCGACATAAGCTAGGGTGCTCATATCGAGGATGTACCTGGTCGTTCGATGACATGAATCTTTCACCAAAGAACTTCTTCATCATATCAAAAGTTGTTCTGAGGTAAGAAAATGCCCATCGGCGATTCCTCCGGTAGCGGGTAGAGGGGGGAGGGGGAGAACTGAGATCGAACTCGCGCTTGATATTCCTGCGCTCCTTCCGAGGAAGGTGAGTTCGAAGAGGTGTGACAGTGGCATCATAGGCAGTTGAATGCCTAAATGTCCTATACTTATTCTCACCGCACACTGGGTTTAGCCAGTGTTGAGAATCTGTATAGATATGGCCATCACGGAATATAGGAACCGTCCGTGAGACCACCTGTCGCCCGTGCCAATATTTAACGTGAGCACGGATCACTTCTTTGTCAATCTCGTTGACAATCTCAAGGTAGTCAGCTGTTGGAGCTGGAGCTACCACGACCGGTATAGACCGGTCGGTCCCAGAAGAAGGGAAAGGGGGGGGAGGAGACACGATGAGTTTTCGGACCCATCGGCGTTTTAGGAGTGGGATGGCGAGAGAGTTGGGGATTGTTGAGGCTGTCAAACCACGGATGATGATTTCGTACCTCATCACATGGTTTATCAACCAGAGCTTTGTTGAATCTTTCATCAACGCAGATCCCGCAATAATCTCTCCCATCAAGTCACCACCGGTCTGTCTATTGGGACGAAGGAAGGAGAAGAAGGACTTTGGTATAAAAGTCCCGTGGGAGTAGTCGAAACATTCAGAGTTTAGCTCTCCAAATCGACTAGATACCCCCGTCTTCTCTTCCTGCACGATGAGTCCAAAGCGTGATGTGACTTCCCTCCAACGAAGGAAGAAAGCTCTATCACCGCAAAAGAGACAATCGTCGCCATTAAACCGACCGATCCGATGACAGTTGCGAGAACCGCTCGAACATACCTTCGAGCAATTATGGTTAGGTCTTGCCATTTCAAAGCACGCCTTGTTTAGTAAACACAAGAGCGGGAATGAAACAAGATTTCCCATCATGCTACCACGCATGATCGGGACAAGACTACCATTCTTTTCCACAACTGTCACATCCTTATAACTACCGACGAGGACCGTCCTATCCTCGTCACTTAACGCGGCTTCTTCAGCGATGACCGCAACTATAGTCTGCACGACATCCCTATGGATATTGTCTGTCGCAGA